ATGTTAATATATAAAGTATAATAAAAGAACCTCTCTGTTTTTCGTGATCAGTAAGCGAACGCACCGCAAGTAAAAATATCATACGAGTTCCCCGTACGCTTTTTTCATGGGTTTTAAACGCATATGAATCAAAGGAGGGTTTAAAACCACACCTCTCATACCGTATAAGTACGTGGGAGGTAGATGAGTGAAAGTGCATTTTTTAAAGTAAAAAGTACAAAGCGTTCTAATCCCGAAGCCCGTACTACACTCGATGCGATTCACAATAAAAAGATTCAAACCATGATGGAAGAGAAACAGCAAGTTCAGAAATACAAGGAAGAAATTGAGGCGTTCCAAACAAAAATCAATGCAACCACCTCGGACATGGAATCATGGCGATGGGAACGAGAAATCGATGGTCTGAAAAAGAAGATCAAATCGATTGAAGACGGGTCCGAACTCATGGATTATTACCTTCGAACGGGTGATATCTTATATCATTATTATGATATTCAAGAACAGATTCAGAGAGGAACCGCGACATTTGCTAATAACAAGGCGAAACCTGGATCCATTTTGGCGATTCTGGAAGAGGTCGCCCAAGAGGAGGGAAATGAATCTGGAAATGCGGTGGTCGACCCATCAGCGACTGGATCCGAAAAGAAGAGTTTTCAGAGAAATCAGCTGTTGAACGATTATTTACAAATGGAGGATCCTGCGATGGGGCGTAATAGCGTGGAAGAATATGATGATCCGTGGACGATCTGTGAACGGTGCAGTAGTGAAATGAATATGTGTTTGAATGAGGCGAATCTCACATGCCCCAAGTGCGGACACCAGGAATTCATTTTGATTGATAGCGATAAGCCATCCTACAAGGATCCGCCTCGTGAAGTATGTTATTATGCCTATAAGAAGATCAATCATTTCAATGAATGGTTGGCACAGTTCCAGGCCAAAGAAAGCACGGAAATTCCATCCGAAGTATACGATGAGATTCTTGTTCAGCTCAAGAAAGAGCGTATCACCAATATGGGATCCTTGAAACCAACCAAGCTGCGTGAGATTCTTCGAAAGATGAAATGTTCCAAATATTATGAGCATATTCCGCATATCATCAATCGTTTGAATGGCCAAAATGCACCCTTCATGTCCCGTGAAGACGAAGAGAAATTGCGTCATATGTTTCGTGAGATCCAGCCTTCCTTCAAAAAGCACTGTCCAAAAGGTCGTCGCAACTTTTTGTCTTATGGCTATGTTCTCTACAAATTCTGCGAATTACTGGAGATGGATGAGTACTTGGCGTGCTTTCCGTTGTTGAAGAATCGTGATAAGTTGTATTTACAGGATAAGACGTGGCAGCTCATCTGCCAGGACATGAGTTGGCAGTACGTACGTACAGTGTAAATGGGTGAAAATGTTTGAATTTTCTATAAATTTGATTCCAATAAATTTATAAAAAATATCAGTATAAAGATTCCGGTACATAGTAGACTAGAACGATGACAGCCCGTTATCAAACAAGCAAGATCTATCGCTTATTATGTAAGGATGGTCATTATTACATAGGATCCACAACACAGGCCCTAAATGTTCGGCTGAATACACATAAGACTCTTTCAAAAAGTAAAAATGATCCAATCTATGAACATGGTAATCAAATTGGCTGGGATAAGATTACGATTGAACTTCTGGAGGAATATCCATGCACCTCTAAGGGTGAATTGAACGAAAAAGAAAAGGAATATCGTTCCCGTGCAAAGTCTGACCCATTATGTTTAAATGATTCTTCTGATATCATTGCTATCGATCCAGCAAATGATACAATTTACAGAACTGGTAAAATATACAGACTTGTATGCAATGACGGTACATATTATATTGGTTCGACGGTTTCGAATTTATCAAATTGTTTTGCCAATCATAAACAACGATCGATCAGTCATCCTACCGAATCTCCATACGATCATTTTATAAAGATTAGATGGGCTAATGTTCATATTGAATTAATAGAGCATTATTCATGCTATTCCAAAGAGGAATTAGATAAACAAAAAGAAAAGATCATCGCTACTTCGTTGAATGATCGTTTACGTTTGAATCATATTGATATAAAAGAAAATGATGCAAAAGATAGTGAAGAGATAGATGAAGAGGAAGAGATAGATGAAGATGTAGAAAAAGAGGTAGAAGAGAAAGTAGAAGAGGTAGACAGTGAAGATGATGAAGATGCAGAATATGAAAATGATGAACGATATATAAATTCAAAAATATATAAATTAATATGCACAGATGGGCATTATTATTATGGATCTACAATTAATACATTAAATCACAGATTAAATCGTCATATACATTCATCAAACGTGAAAACATCTAAATTGTATATCCACGTAGAAGCAGTTGGCTGGGATACATTCCATATGAAATTAATTGAACAATATCCATGTACATCAAGAATAGAATTACACAAACGAGAAGATGTATATATTAAAAAATCATTGAATGATTCGTTATGTCTTAATACATTGAGAGCATATAATACATTAGATGATAAAAAAGAATACAATGAATCCCATCGTGAAGAAGCAACACAACGAACAAAAGAATATCGTATGAATCACAAAGATGATATATTGAGAAAAGAATCAGAATATCGTGAGGCTCATCGTCAACTTCTTTGTGAAAAACAGAAAGAATATGCAAAACGAAATCAGGATAAAGTCAAAGAGACACGAAAAAAAACATATGAAGCAAACAAAGAAAAATGTGCAGAATATTCGTCTCAATATCGTAAATTAAATCAAGAAAAAATTCAAGCAAAACAACGTGAATGGAACCAAAAAAAGAAAGAAGAAAATGCAGAACAGATCATGAAGGAACGAGAAGAAAAACGAAATCGTCGCAAAGAACAAACGGAGGAGCGTCTCAAAAAGGATCAAGAAATACATCTATGTGAATGTGGCGGAACCTACCAGCTTTATCGCAAGAATCGTCATGATAATAATAAATTGCATCAGGTGTATCTCACTTCAAAAATAGGGGAACAGCCCAAGAGCGTCGAAGATCCAAAATAAAATAAGAGGCCCATACAAAGATGGCGAGTATCGGTGCCGAGTTCATGTACCATCTCGTGGTTAATAATATTGCACCTATCATGGCATCCAGTGTAGCAGGAATCTACACGGGTTATTTTTCAGGAAGAAACGCCCCTACCCCGACGCTGGTTCGGTCGGATATCGATGATGAGCGTGAATTGGATCTGCTCCAGATGGATCGAATGTTAAAATGGATGAATCTTATATTCGAGGAAAAGTTTCACCCTGTAGACGATACAACTCCTTTGGATAACGAAGAGACTCACAAAGCGTACAAGAAAGAATTATATAGCATTTATGTGACGATCGTTTCTGATTTTAAGCAGTATCAGAACTGGAAGCAATATAATTCGATGATCTGGGTGTTTTCCTCGTATCGGAACAAAAACACGAAGGCATTGGCTCGAAAGATTCTGGGGGACATCAAGTTGTTTCATGAAGGTCTGAAGATGTTCTCGATGTTTGAGAAGCTTTAAATTTGATCTCTCCACTCTGTTTTCTAAAAGCTACCCATGCGATCTCATCTCCAATTCTTGGAACAACGTCTTTCTACGCTGTCGCACCTTCCCACTCGTTTTGAATATTATTCCGCGATCCATTTATCGAAACTTCATAACATCTGCTTTTATGCTTATCAGGATATTCCTGATAGTCATAAACGCAATGCTGGATTCCCTATCTTTGACAAAGGGGTGGACCTGATCGATGAAACGTTTCGCCATATTGTCCAAGTCAAATACTATGGTCCGAAACGTAAAATTGGGTATGGTCATCTGGCGACGTTCTTGGGAACTCCCATTCTGGTAGGACGCAGATACCTGAATCTAACCCTGGTTCGAACCAATCATTCCAAACTTCATACCGATATTCAGCAAATCGTTCAGCGTGGGGACCTAACGGATGTTCCGCTATGTCCCTATGCGTTCTTGAAGACACTCTAATGATATTTAACGACGTGTTTTACGCAGTTTACGTTTGAAACTACGTTTTTTATGACGAGTACGTCTGGATTTCTTGGAACGGCCTCCACTCATTTTTTGTGTATACTGACCCTCTGGATGTGAAAGACTGCCATAAGTAGCATCACTAAAGTAAATTGTGAATGTACTATCTTTTTGATTAAGCATTTGTTCATAATCTTTCAATGTCTTATCTTTTTCACATGGTATATTATTTATTTTAAAAATTACATTATAATTATCAGCCTTTCCAAAAATGTCAATAAATACATTTTTACTCACATCAGATATTTTCGTATCAGGACTAAAAGCAAAATTTTTAGTCTCCGATCTACTACCTCGTGATCTATGTACTAATGTCGCCGCAATAGTGTATTGACGTGGTTCGGATTGAGATGATTCGGATAGAGGTGGTTCGGATAATACTTTTCCTTGGCTACATAAACTTTGGAATGTTTGATTACTTGTAATGATCGCATGATTCATTTTTTTTGATAAAAAATCGTGTACAAGTGTAGAACCCTGTGTATGATTGCCCGTATATATTAATCCGATACAGCGTATCGGATCAATTGAAGAATCCAGTTTTATATAAATAGTACTATGAACAATTGGAAATGTATTACAATTTAGAGTTATGTGATTCCAGTTTTTGTCTTTTTCATCACGAAAATGTGCTTGTAGATCGGCTGACGCTAAAATTTCACTTAACTTATAGGTGGCTAATGCGGACATTATACTATTCATAAATATTTTTATATAATCGGTCGAAAAGGTTCGGATAGATTATTGCAGCAATATATGTTTAAAAGATTCTAAACAAATCCAACAGTTTGGAAACAATGAAAATATATATTTATCTAATATCGAATCATTACAATACCTGATCCTCCCGCACCGCCATTACGTGGAGCGAATTGTTCCTCCTGCACTGATTGTTTCACCCGCCCCAACAAGACCTCTAAAATAATCCGTTTTTGCTCCTGGAACAAAACTAGTGAATCGGGAAGAAGTACCATCCGAATTTTGAGGGTTGTTGATCAATGTCTGACCATTCACATTCGTTTGGTGCAAATTACGAGCGTAATTTTGATTCTGGAGCCTCTGAATAATAACACGGCTGTCAAAATTACGATTAGACATTTCTAATAAATATATCATATAATATCTGATCCATATTGTATGATATATTCAATAAAATAATAACCAATACTTTGGAAATTATGTTATTTTTAATGATGTTGAGAAATGACCGTGGGGTAGGGGGTCATCTTATAAAATTATGTAAATATGCACACGCCTCCGCATCTGTCCACCAATGGGTGGATTTTAACGCATTGGGAAGCCAACGAGGTTTGCGCCCAATCCGAAACCTGCGCCCTGTCTTGCCGTAACACCGACGGAGGGCGAGACAGCGTCAAGGATGGCGAAGACAACGGCGGCGAGGACAGCGAGAGTCGCGACCTCATCCAGTGGCAGAGCCTTCTTTGGGATAAAAATGGCCGCCGCCGCAATAACGAGACCTTCGATCAAGTACTTAATGATGCGATTGACAATTTCAGCAAATCCGTAGCCCATCATGATTCTATACTCCATCTCAAGAAAAAAACTCGTCAGACGCTGGTGCTGCGATAGAGCCCAGTGAGTTTAAAGCATCCCATCTTCAAGATCAGTAGAGATGAGTACCGATACCGTAATCGAGGATTTTTTGGACGAAGACACTGAGATTCCAGGCCAGCGCTACGTGCTGCTGAGTTTCCTCAGCCCGGAGAAAGTTCTTGATAAAAAGGAACTCTTCTTCTTCCAAACCTTTCTCAAGACATACGAGATCGACTGGAAGGTAAAGAATCTGGAGAAGTTTTTGGTGGACACCGTACAGAGTTTGAATGCAGATCTTGATCAGAAGGCGAGCGAGTTGGAGAAGAAGGAGCAGTTCGATCTAGCCGAGATTTGCCGTAAGAATCGTCTGCGTGTTGATGATGTCTTGACGAATTACAGCTCGTTCATCCAGAAGAGCCGTAGCGATCTGACCAAGACCAAAATTACTGAGGCTTATGATGATTTCATCCATGCAAATAAGACCAAGCTAGAAGAGGAGTTCTATGCGAAGAACGAGTTCCGTACTTCGATGCGTGGCGTCAAGGTTCGCGGCGTCTATGGTAATCCAAAGGAGGCGGAGATCAAGGCGAAGAAGCTTCAAGGAAAGGATAAGTATCACAATATCTTTATGGGCGAGGTTGGTAAGTGGACGCCGTGGGATCCCTCTCCCAATGAGGTCAAGGATCAGGAGTACAACAATGATCAGCTCAACACTCTCATGAAGAAGTACAAGGAGAACGAGGATAGCCGTGAGCAGTTCTTTGATCAGCGTACGAAGGGTTCGAAGCAGGTGGTGGGTGCATCAACTTCAAGCTCGTCAAGTGAGTCTTTTGACAGCATGTTTGGTGCATCGGGTGATTTGGCGATTCAGCGCAAGGTGGAGAAGCCGGTCATGACTGTGGAAAAAGTCGTAGACGAGGTATCTGACTCATCGAGTAGTGATTCGAAGAACGAGGTTGTGACTCCCCAGTAAACAAGTCGGCAGTTGTTAAAAACAAAATAGAATATACAACGTATGTTTCGTTTCGTTTTTTATGAAAAATATCCCGTATCTGGAACAGCACCTCCAACGTAAACAGGGACGCAACTACGGGTCAGACCATCACAACGTGTTCCTTCGGGGCATGGAACACCATTGGCTGAACGGCAGATGTAATCCGTATTCGGGTCAGGGTGATACATCGACTCCATGGACGACGCTCCTGCTGGAACCTGAACCGTATCCTGAGAGGCCGACATAACGGAAGCCTGTTGATTCTCAAATCCGGAAATGATATAATGAGGCTCCATACGATCAATGAAGCGAACGATCATCGGAAGGATTGCTACCGCCACGACAAGTAGCAAAAACATCGCGCCTAATCCCATTCCTTTGTGGTGAGCCATTTTCTAGCAAATGGTGAGGTTTTATTGCTGGATCATGGCATCATCGGAAGATCAGAAAAGAGGGGCAAACGGGGAGCCACGTCGGACTTGCAATATCCATTGATACACCGTAGACCCGAGGCGCATGATGGCAAATCGACTCCGCATCGTCCTGCATCCACGAATCCGTCAACTACATTAAATTTACGCACGGTATACAGGATCAGAACCATAATAAGTAGCAGAAGGAAGGTAGAACCTTTATTCATTCTATTTCAGTCATTAGGAATTCAACCAGCTAGTTAGGGCTTTTTTGGACGCATCCGCCACTTGTGCACCTGGCGACGCCGCCGCATTAATGGTACACATGAATGTATGTGTTATACGATCGCCCTCCCTCTTTTCACAGAATCCCATATCCTTTCCATTCAAATGTTCCGCTTTGGCTTGCTCCTCGGCACTTGCTCCGAACATCTTTAAAAAATCCACTAATTTAGTATATTGACCTTTTAATAATTTACATTCGTTTTCAGTATAGAGA